TCCTGCTGGTAGAGTTGAAGTACAGGTAAGTGTTGTACCACTTACATTAAAATCAATTCCCGGTGTTTGTGCTACACCATTAACGTAGAGCATTGTAGCATTAGTAGTTCCATTCTCATCTAATGTAAGAGTAGTAGTACCACCGTTATGACGTTTTACTTGAGGATTGAGTTGATTTAAACCTGTAAGATAGTTACTCATTTAATCCCCCTTCGGAAAGTCGGATTTGACTTTATCGCAAGCGGTAACCCAAGCTTTATATTTAGTGTCATCACCCTTTTCCTTATCGTGAACAGCTTCAAGGAAATCAATGATAGAAGGATACTGAACTCTTCGTAGTATTTTATAATCTGCCATAATCTTTCCTAACCTATCGCTGTAATTGTTAGTGTTGGACGCATGATGTGTGTCGCGCCAGCACCATCCCAATACTCCATCTCATGTAACTGAGCTTGGTGGCTCGTACTGTATGCTCTAACTTGCATTTTTAATGTTTTGCTTGAACTCCAAGACGCTAATTTTCCTGTTGCTGTTTCATTTCCATCTCCAATCGCGATAACCCAACGAAAGTCAGCAAGATGATCGTGATAACCATATCCAGATGAAGTTCTCCTTGCGCTTGTTACTTCGTCCGAATCAATATAAAAATTCAAATGGTGCATATGTTGATTATCACCGTAGCTGTAGGCCCAATGAAAATCGTAAATTACAGCCTGTGCGCCTGATGGGGGTGTGTAAGCTAACAAACTTCCTGAGAAATCAGCATAGCTTGCCGTTGGAATTTGCACTGCTGTTACGTCTTGCGCTGTATATGTTCCACTACCAACAGTAATAGATCGACCATCACAAACCAATGGAACCATTTCTAAAATTGAGCCAGCACCACCTACGGCTCCCCAAGAGTTATCACCTCTAAGATATGTACTAGATGAAGCAGTTCCCGAAGCTGATAGCTCTGCAACACCAATAGCATCGTCAGCCATTTTAGCATTGATTACTGCATTATCAGCTATATCTGCGGTTTGAACTGTTGTGAGGCTTGTCCGTCCTGATAAATAACCACCCATATCAAGTCTGCTTCAAGTAAGAAATTGTTGCCTCAAGCGATGAATTTGCTTGAGCATCCATTTTTAAGTACATACCAGTAGTAAGTATTAATTTGCCCATTATTGGGTTAAATGCGTCATTTACCGGAATGTTTACTTCTTTACAAAGAACTGCGTTTGTACCACCGCCACTTGCATATACTGTCACTGTTACATGACAAGCAGTAGTAGCGTGAACATTTGCTATATTACATCCTATTATTGTTAGCGTTTCACCACTTCCAGCAGTCAACACAGTGGGATCACTGGTAGTTAAGTCTGCGAAAGTTGATGTTAAAACGTCAGCCATTTTATCCTCCTAAAGCTATTGCTAAACCTACGCCCACCCCTGCGGAACCGTTTACAAATGTTGAACCATTATGAACTATTGCTTGACCAGCAACAGGGCTACTTATTGTTACATCAGTTAAATTAGTTAAAGATGTAGCCGCTGGTGTTACTTTAGCCCATGTTATACTTGTTGAATCTAAAGAACCTCCTTCATCAGAAGTACATATATAAATATTTTCAGCATTTACTGTTCCTTCTGTTATTACAATTAATGAACCGGGGTGTTCATCGTAAGTATCGAATAAATCATCTCTAGCTGGAGAAGCTCCCACAACGTAAATTCCGTTTTGTGAGGCAGTTGATTGATCTTTTACAAGAACTAAATCACCTGTAGATAGTGTTACTCCGTCTAAAGTATCTCCGTTGTTAAGAGCAGTAGCTATTGTAATGTTTGCTGTAGTAGCCGCTGTGACTATTGACCTACTTGCCATACCAGCAAATAAAGTATCTACGTAAGTTTTATTAGTTAAATGATTAGCATTACTTGGTGTAGTAGACGCTGTTACTGCTCCAGAAAAAGAACCTGTAGTTCCTGTAACAGCGGCAGGTGTATTTGCCCCTAGTATACCATCTACATTGCTAGTTGTCAAGGTAGTAATTGTTTGTGACGTAGCAGTACCACCTACTGCACCATTTATTGTAGGAGCAGTTAATGTTTTATTTACTAATGTTTGAGAATCGTCTAAATCTACAAGAGTTGCGTCTGATACTGCTGAGTTAAATTGAGATAATGTTCCAGTTACAGTATTATTAGCAAGATTAATAGATTTATTTGTTAAAGTTTGAGTAGTTCCAGCCGCAGTAGTATCTACGTAAGCTTTAATGGATTGCTGTGTAGCTATTTTAGTAGCACTATTAGAGGACATATTGTCTTCATCAAGAACAGCCGTTCCTGTAATACCTGTGTTAAATACAGGATTAACTAAGGTTTGACCTGTAGTAGTACCGCTTGTAATGTCCATTTTAGAGTTAATAGCTGTTTGAATAGCTGAAAACTCAGTGTGGTAATCAGCACCACTAATTATTTTTTCAGGGTCGGTACTTCCAAGAGCATTTTTACCTGACCATGTAACCTGTATTGTATAATTACTCATGTGTGTTACCCTACCTTAAATGCCACGTAGTTCTTGTTTCCAACGTAGTGCGTTTTTCTTCCTATTTTTTTCAGAAACGTATTTTCTTTTTTTAGGTTTAACAATTCTACCAGCTACTCGCATTTTTACTGGTTTCATTTTTTACCCTTTTTCTTTTTAGTTTTTTTCTTTGGTTTTTTATATCCATACATATTATTCATTTCCCAATATTTGATTATGGCTAAACTAAACATAAAAGTAGTGGAGGTCCTTATTTCTAAGGACCCCCTTATACTACTTAGGTTGCAGGTACAACAAACGCAATACCAGCGTTATTACGTAGTTCACCTACGCCATAAAGAGTATCTGAAGTGAAAAGATCACCCAAATATTCTTGCTTGTATTGTGTCTGAGAACGTACACCCATTTGCTCTACAAGAGCTAGAGCATCTTTGTGCATCATTACACCAACACGGGCCGCACCACTTTCAATGGTAGGACAGTTGCTAGATACATATACATCTATTCCGTATATGCTTCCAATTTTACCTGTCTTGATTGCTTCACCATTACCGATATACTGTTGCTCAGTAAATCTGTTAATGCCTAGCATATCATTAGCCGCTATTGGAGGGATAATCATAAAACGACCATCCATAGGAACGTCAGCGTTATCAAGAGTAAGTATCATTTTACGGATACCTGCATCAGTAATATCATTGTCGTTTGAAGAGTTACCTGTGAAGAGAGTTGTTCCATCACCACCAATAACTGCTTTTTCCCAAAGTGCCGCACCTGAACCACCAACTACACCACCTTGTAGACCTTCACAAATTGTGAACAAATCGTTGTCTACTTGTGTAGCTAGTGCATATCCAGCGTCATCGGTATAGAACCTACGAAGAGAAGATAAAGCTTGAACTTCAACAATATCTTCAATCACTACTGAATATTCATAGTGTTTATTGATGCTCAAGTTAACTACAGAGTGAGTATCACCTTGTAGGACAACCTGAGTATCTGCTACTTTAGCATTTGCAGAACCACGAACAGGAGCAGGGATATGAATAGTATCTCCCTTCTTTCCATTGTGGTTAATTTTTGTAACCAAGTTACCTAGGACCAAGTTTTTCTTGTATCCTGCAATAACTTCATCACTCCAGAGTTCTGGAATAAAATTGGCGGCTTCTGTAACGCCTTGACCATTAGTACCTAAAGCCATAATTAGCTCCTTTTTTCTTTATAAGATTATTATTTAACCCTCCCGTCTGAATAAGCTTGAAGAATTTCATCTTGTAAACTTTCATAACGGTCTGGATCACTATTACGAAGTCTGATTAGATCAGCCCTACGGTAGATTTTCTTACCTGCTGTGGATTCAGAAGAAGTTCTTGATACACCTTTGCCAGCTTTTAATGCTTGGTCTCGTTTAACTGCTTTATTTGCTTCTGCTTCGCTAGTATTGTTAATCAGTGATCGTTCTTTCCAGTTTCCTATTAGTTCCATCGCTGAATCAATATCGTAGTTATGAGCATCTACATATAGCTTTGTACGTATTGGACTTCCTTGTACCCACTCCTGAAACTTAGGGTCTTCTACGATCTTAAGATAATCAGGGTGCGCTGTTTCGAGTTTCTGAGTTGTAGCTTGTGCGTGTTGCACATTTTGTTGCTCTTCAAACTCACGGAACTTTGGATGATTTTCAATGGCTTTGTTGACTGCTAAGTCAGGGTCATCAAAAAAATCTGTCTCCTCTGCTACTTCTTGCGCCTCTGTTCCGCTTTGATTAGTGGTAAGTTGTTGCTGTAAAATACCGTCAGTTAACTTCCGAAGTTCACCGATTTCTTGCCCTTTTCTACCTAACTCTTTTTCAAGATTTTCATAAGAAGAAACTATATCTTCTACTGATTTTCCTTTAAATTTATCAGGTACTTCGTTTACTTGTTCTTGAGGTTTTTCCTCTTGTACAGTAGGAGCCTCTTTTCCAATGTCTGCAAATTCAGCAGTTTGCTCTGGAGTTTCTACGGGTTCTTCAACAACTACACTATCCATATTACTAATCCTCCGTCTATAAAGATTATGGAGTTAAAAAATGTTGGAGTTAGGTATCTTCTAATTGATCCAACGCTAATTTGGTGGTTTCCTCTAAATTAACAATCATATTTAGCATATCCACCTGCCCTCTTCTTAAATAAAGGGTTCTTTCATCGTCTATGTTTTGTATCTTTTCTAATGATTCTGCCATTGAGGTTAACTCTTTTGTTAAGAGGTCCCAAGCTTCACTAGAAAATAAATCTAGACGTTTCTCTAAAAATTCTCTATCTGTCACTTAGCTCGTTCCATACGAGCTTTAGCCAGATTTAATATTGTCTCTGATTGAAGATGTTCTACTTCTGGAATATTACGCATTGTTTCTGACTGTACATTTTGTGCATCGCTACGTAACTTCTCAATTTTAGCCATCTTTTCTGCTAATTCCATTTGACGTTCTACAAGAGCATCTTGAGATTGACCTTCTTGCATTTCAGATTGTATTTTCATAGCCTGTGCCATTTCCTTAGTAGCTCCGGCCTTCATCTCTTCTATTTCCATTTGAAGTTTCATAAGCTCCATTTGCTGAACCATTTGTTGCACTTGTTGTGCTTGTGGATCAGGTTGCATCATTTGAGCTATAGCCGCTTTAAGTTCTTCACGGTTAGATAGAGAAGTATTTTCAAATATAGACATGAGAAGCATTGAAAATGCAGGTGTTCCTTGCTGTGTCATAGACAACAACTGAATCATCTGTGTCATTTCAAGTTCTTTAGCCATTATTCCCATACTGGAGTTAGGAATAAACATATAGTCTCCTGCTGGATAACGGTCAGGAGCAAACTGCATATAACGCCAAGCTGACTTCTTAATTAAAGGTATAAGAAAGTTTTCTTGAAAGTTCATAATAGTACGTTTCTGACGCTTTATAGAGGCCGCTTGAAGCATAGACATTCCAGAAGCAGTATTGTTTCTAGGATTAGATGCTCCGCTTGTAGCACTGTCCATAGCTCCCGTACCCATCTGAACCATACGTTCTAGTTCAGCACCTTGGTTAAACGTAGTTTGAGCTACAGAACCAAAATTCAGAGGCATCAGGGTTGAGCGTGGATCACCATTCGTAAGAATAGTTTTTCCTGCTTTAACCTCAAATTTAACACCTCTAGGCAATCTTGTTGCATCAACTCCCATCATAGGATGAGTTGTAAGAGCTAGAGCGTCAATTCTGGCACGTAACTCAGCATCAAGAGCCTTTTGGGGATTATATCCCTTTTCTGCTACACCTCGACCCCAAAACTTATTTGGAACCCTATCTAACTGAAAAGCGACAAAAGGACGATCACCCATTAAATAAGGGTTTTCTGTAGCCTTAAGGACTGAACTATCGTTAGCTATTATTACTACAGCTTCTACTAATTCATCCTCATCATAATCAAATTGATCGTCTAAAGAACTTTCGTTACCGGATAAATACTTTTTAGGTACTCTTCCCCAATACTCAGTAATTTTTACTTTATCATTATCGTCTGATCTGGAATCATTTTCCTCATCAAAACCTAAGTCCATTTTATCATAACTTCCTACAGGTTTATCTTCGTATATTCCGTTTCTTATACCTTCAATAATTTCATATTTAGGTTTAATGACTACCTGAGCAACTCCTAAAGCTTCGTCTATAGATGTAGCTGAAGGGTCTATAGCAAACTCTTTGGGTGTCAGAGGATCAATTCGTACCGTAGTCATGTCCTCTTCGTATATTACGGTATCTGTAGTTAAGGTATCCGGTATAGCCGATTCACCCATCTTTTTGTTTATTTCTTCATCTACAGTTATTTTAGCAATACCTGTACCATAAATAGCCGCATTAAGAAGTGCCTCTACAATAGCATCTTTAGCTTTAGCTCTGTTTAAGTCTTCCTGTAGGTTCATTCGAACTACTTTAGCGTCCGTAGGGTCTTGATCTGCTACATCATCTCTTAAATCAAACCATTGTTCTTTGCCAAATATAGCTTCTTCTAGCTCTGCTACAGTAGCTTCTATAGCCTGTTGAGTTGCTGGAGCAATTAATCTAGAGTTTTCAGAGGCCCTCATTTGATCCCCTGAAGTCCAAATACCAC